ATGAAACTACCAATCGCGAAATGTCACGATTTTCACCCCGGGCGTTAGTCATATTCAGGGTTTTGATCGTATAGGCCGATGGAACAACGGCCATCGAATTACTGTCAACTCCTCGAGGAGTGTTAGGATAAATGAGATTATTCATTAGAATTCAACAAATCGAAATAATCATCACGGAAACGCCGAATCATCTCAGGTTTCAAACATGATATTGTGTGCTTACTTTCGTCTATCGCTACTTCATTTTCGTAATACGATACAACATTAGGATTGTGTTCATTAAGTACCAACGCATTTAACGCGCTAATTTGCTCAGAATCATCGATTTCCGAAACGTAATAATCAGGAGCATGTTTGGCTTCATACCAAAAGTCGGTTTTGGGATAAATTGTTTCGAGCGTAAATAGTGTCAAAAGATACGTTCGGAATTCTTCGGGGGTTTGACCTTTTTTGGCCGCTCGAGTATATTCGGTCTTGTCGTTGTAACGTTCAAGATACGTAGCGTATTTCGCGGGGTTTGAAACCATCATCCGCGAAAGCATTCCCTCCATCCATTCCCGTTGTTTGATGGCCGAGGTTGATTCGTCGTAACCATCAGGAGTAAACCAACAGATTTTGAAGTATTCTGGCGCATCATCCGAAGTTTCAAATTTGGCTGGAAGATACACATTCGTCAACCATAACTGAAATCGTGTGTCGTCGTAACCTGCTATTTGCGCAACTCCCGGATACATATCTCCCCCTGCGTACGTTTGGATTGTAAGATACGGCAAATACTCTTCGTTGAAATCTAAAATCGAAAGATCATTGAGCAATTCATCCTCTCCAAAAATTGGAACACACGTCAAAACAGAAAAACCATTATATGTTTCATCAATCATCTTTTCAAATGCCAACGCGCTAAGTGGCCATGCAGATAACAAACCTTCGCGAAGATGATTATTGATAATGAAGAACGTCCAATAAAAATCAGCGCTTCCATACAATCGATGAGATAAAACATCCGGACGTTCACCATCCAATATACGAACGCTATTGTATAGAATTATAGCATCAGCATTGGAATCATTGATATCCACACCGCGTGAAATATCGGTCATAATTTCGAATACGCCATTATTGCGTACATCGTAATGCCGTCGAGGAAACTTGCTGAAAAATGTTGCACTCATAGATTAAAGAAATGAAGGAAGTGTTTCGCTACCTATTGTGCCCAAAGGAGGTAGAACGCCAGTATCGCTCATGTTTATAGATCCTATGGCATCAATCGCGTTTTGTTCTAATTGCGCCTGCGTAAAGCCTTCGGCCGATGCCGAAACGCCGGTGCCGGCTGAAGATGCACCACCACTTGTTACGACAGGACTTCTTGCGCCTGATGATACGGGTGTTGCTCGAGGATACAATAATGGAGCACCGGTGTCAAGCGCCTTTGTGTATCCGTTCTTCTCGAGAGAATCAATGTCACTGGCAGTTAGTGCTTTCGTTTCAACGAAAGAAATCATCAAGTCGATTTCAAGAGGAGAATTGTCAACCCGCCACATATTCGACGAAGGATTGACCACTATACTCAAATCACGAAGAAAACATTCGTATAATTTAGGAACCGATGATAATTCACGACCCGTACTTAGATCAATAAACTTAATCAACCATCGTGGTGGCATATTCAATTGATCCATGGATCCATCGGGATAAAGCCCCAATCGAAATACTCGTTGCATTTGCTGAAGTGTTTGAGCTTCCTCTCGAGTACCAGCAATCAATTTGAAGGTATAACTAAACCCTCGTGTTCCAATGCCCCCAAAGTTGGTGACAACATTTTTGTTGACAAACATACCTCCTGCGTGTGCAGTCCCAGCAGCAAATGATTTAGCAACCGAAACGTTTTGCGCCATTTCTAAACCTCGCCCAATGTTGAATACGGATGTAGCATCAACCGCAGATTTCTTTGCTTGTTCCCACGCCTGTTGCCTGTTTCCACCTTTAGATGTTACGTCCATTGCTATCTTTCCGGCAATTCCTAATTCAAGACCACTATATTGAGCCGAATCGCCAAACGTAATACCCTGTGGAATAGGCAAAGATATGTTATAGAAATTGTTTATGCCTTGCCGATTATCCTGGCACGTAAATCGAATGATCGGTCTATTCACGGTATCAATTGACATCATACTGTGTGGGAAAACTAAATTGGGCGCATTGATGCCGGTTAAGTTTGCGTTTTGCCCTACGAATAGATTACCCGCGCTTTGAAGCATTTCGCCAATTCCTGCCATAAATAGTATTTATAGTAGAATGTCGTATCACGGGAAATATCGAATAAAAACACCGGAAAAATACGCCGGTGATCCAACAAAGGTAGAATTTCGCTCATTGTGGGAAAGACAAACTTTTCGTTGGCTTGATGAAGGTAATGATGCGGTTAAGCGTTGGTCTTCCGAGGAAGTCATTGTGCCATATCGTTGCAAGACAGATGGCCGATTACACAGATATTTTGTAGATTTGTACATCGAATTCAAAAATGGAAAAACCCTTTTGATTGAAATTAAGCCCAAGCGCGAAATGACACCGCCTAAGGTTCCCAAACGAAAAACCAAACGATTTGTCAATCAAGTCATGGCATATGTCAAAAATCAATCAAAATGGGAAGCCGCTACGTTATTCGCCGAATCGCGCAAGTGGAAGTTTGAGGTGTGGAACGAGTTCGATTTGAAGGCGCTCGGAATCGTCTTGCTGACATAAATAAACTGGAATGGCCGCAGCAAATACATCCTTCATTCAGAAGATTCAATCATTGGCGTCAGTCGCCGGCATTTCGGCACGTACACTCCAATCGCGGAAGTGGTACATCAAGAAACTTCAGGGAATGCGGAACCTCAACCGCAAGAACTTGGTCAAGGATCCCGCATTGCGACATGACGTGTATCGTCCACGAATTGGGCGAATGTACATGTATCAATACACTGCGAAATATGAAGATGAACTTCTCTATTATGACAAATTTCCTCTCATTCTGATGGTAGGCCCTGCGGGAAAAAATGGCTTCTATGGATTGAACATGCACTATCTCCCATATCAGGTGAGAGCGGTGTTCTTCGACAAGTTGATGGACTACGCCAACAACGACAAGTTCGACGAAACCACTAAACTCAAACTCTCCTACAACATGTTGAAGGCGGCCACTCGTCTTCGTGCTTTCGCCCCGTGTTTCAAGAAGTATCTGTTCAATCAACTTGAATCTCGATTGGCCGAGGTTCAGCCGATCGACTGGGAAATGGCGTTGTTCCTTCCAACCGATCAATTTGTGTTTCAGACTCGGCAAAGCGTTTGGCGTGACAGTTTGGCTCAAATCGCCGGAAAAATCAAAAATCCCCAAAGCATTCACACAGTGCGACAAGCTGTAACAAAACCTGCACGAAAAGTATGAGTAACTTCTTAGATTCAATCACCAATACTGCGCAATCCATTAACCGCGTTGTCAATCCTTCAACAATTGATGCATTTAAGTCGATGATTGAAAACCGCCGTGGTATAGCACGGCCTAATCGATTTCTAGTCACCATGAAACCCCCAAGTCAATCACTTTTTAGTGGAGGAAACGTTGGTGACATGTTATGGAATACTCTTGTCGCTGGAGGAAGCTTATCATATCGCGATTTTATTACCGATCCGCGTGATATCGCCATGTTGTGCGAAAGTACTTCATTTCCCGGAAAACAAATTCAAACGTTGGATTACCAGTATGGAATTGCGTTATCAAAGAAAGTGCCGACGGCTATTCAAAACGAAGACGTTACAATGGTGTTCCATCTAACGACTGATTACTACGCCAAAAAGCTTTTTACTCAATGGTCTAATCTCGTAATTGATCCTCGTACGTACCACGCCAATTATGAAAACACGTATAAAACCGACGTCATCATTCAACAACTTGACACCAATAACATTCCATCGTTTGGTATTCGTCTCAAGGGAGCTTACCCCGTTAGCGTGAATAACATAACGTTAGATGTCAATGATGGTGGTACGTGCAAACTTTCAGTCAATTTCACCTTTGACGATCAAGAGGATGAATCGGCCCAGCAATCTACATTTTCAGCTATTAGCAATACGATTACTGGATTTTTGACTCGATTGATATAACTAAATACAAATATGGCATTACCAATTATTAGCACACCAACGTTCTATACGACAATTCCGTCTAATCCCGGCACCACCGTCAAGTTTAGACCATTTTTAGTATCTGAAGAAAAGATTCTGTTAATGGCTCAAGAAACGAATGATCCAAAGGCAATGATGCAAGCCATGAAAGATATCGTAACGGCGTGTACGTATGGCGCGGTGAATCCAAATACATTGACGATGTTTGATCTTGAGTTTCTGTTTTTGCAACTTCGGCAAAAAAGTGTGGGTGAAACTGCTACGGTACTCGTCAAATGCGAACACTGCGAAGCAGATAATGAAATCGAAATCAAACTCGATCAAATTGAACTCAATTTAACCAATTTGCCCGAAAAGCGGATCATGCTTACCGATACTATTGGCGTAGTACTCAAATTCATGGATGTTAATGCTATGACTTCGCTAGCATCTTTCGTTCAAACCGCGAATCCGGCCGAAACACTTACAGAGGTGATCATCACTTCAATTGAATCGATATTTGATAGTGAATCTACTTGGCCTTCATCTGAATCAACTCGTGCTGAATTAACAACATTCATCAATTCACTCAATCGTGCACAAATGGCGAAAATCGAGAATTTCATCAACCTTGCTCCTAAACTAGAATGCAAAATCGATTCAATGTGTTCTAAATGTCAAAAACCAATCCAACGCACTTTAAGTGGCATTCAATCTTTTTTCGTATAGGCCTCTCACATGAAACCTTGTCTAATCATTATACGACGAATTTCGCTTTGCTGCAACATCATAAGTATAGTTTGACGGAACTCGATTCAATGATTCCATGGGAGAGGGAAATCTACCTAACACTTTTACTCAAACATCTCGAAAAAGAACGAGCTGACGAACAACAACACCGACGACGATGAACCCCACTTCACCTCTTGATTCCCAAGTTGCTCCAGACGGAGGCGGCAAGGGCGTATTTGCCCGCATTCTGGCTCAACTTAAGGAAATAAACGGAGGAGATGGCGAATTTGGTATCGAAGTAAAAACCCAACTCGCTAGTTCAAAAATAACCGGTGATTCAATTTTACACGTATTGCAGGATTTGTACCGGTTCTTCACTGATGGCGATATGCAAGCCGTCGAAGATCGTAAGGAAATGTTGGCAGCGTTGAAGGGCCAAAACAAACCCTCAAAGAAAGACGGATTTAACTACGAAAACGAGAAAAACAGCAATATCAGTCAACCAAGTGGTTGGATGAAAGCGCTAATGTGGTTAACTGGTGGCGCAGTAGTTGCATTTTTCACCGGCGTCATCTTAGGATTCGTGAGTCAATTAGGAAAGGAAATTGCTACACTGGGTCGCGCTCTTAAACTTGGAAAGGGAGGACTTATTGGAAAAACGATTGCGAAAATAAAAGGGTGGTTTAACGGTGAATCGGCGATTGGTCGATTCTTCGTTTGGTTAAGTGACAGTCTTGGATCCATTGGCAAATCAATTGGGACAAAATTGCGAGGTTTCTCCGGCACCGGAACGAAAATTGGCGCGGTTATCGATTGGTTTAAAGATCTTGGTCAAATGATTGGAAACCTTGGGCGATGGTTTAGTGGAGGTAAAAAGAGATTTATTTTAGTTCGAGGATTTGAACGAATTCTTGCAATCTTTCCAATTATTGGGAAATTTCTTTCATCCATGATGAAATTTGGTTCATTGTTCGGCCGAATACTTGGAAAACTCTTTTTGCCTTTGGCGGCAGTAATAACATTGTGGGAAACCGTAACGGATGCTATGGCGGGTTACAAAAAAGATGGCATTGCGGGTATGTTGAAAGGCGGTGTCATCGGATTTGTAAATTCGACTGTAGGATTCATATTTGATATGTTGAAGAGTTTAACATCTTGGTTGTCAGAAAAACTTGGGTTTACTGAATTTTCAAAATGGTTAGATGGTTTCAATTTCAAAGAACTTTTCACCAAGGCATGGAATTGGGTTGAAGGAACCGTAAGTCAAATCTGTGAATGGTTAGGTGAAAAATCGGTCACGGGGTTTGATTGGAAGAGCATTTACGATAACATTTGGAATTTTGTTTCAAGTACGATCAATCGCATGTTAGGTATTTCCGAAGTAGAACAACCTAAAAAACTTATACCTCGGCCATCTCCTTCGTCTCCAGGCGCAGGACCCAATTCATCGTTTGGTGTAGAACCAGAAAAAAATTGGTGGGAGCGCGGCAAGGAAATTGTAGGAGATGCTTTGGGCATTTCATCAACGACACCTACCGTTGCTGGAGAATTCATTACTCCACGTTCGTCTATCGATCGGTATTCTGGCGGCGAGGCGTTGAAAACACATTCAACTCGACAATCTGGTGGTGATATCATCAACAACACCAACATTGGTCCAACGACAAACGTTTACGCACAAAATTCCAGCGTAACGGGCGTTGGCACGGGAAGTGGAATGCCGGCTATTGCGTATTACGGATAACACCTCGTACCACTTTCGCAGTACGAGGTGTTATGAGGCGGGTTTGTTAGTGTTAAGCCTTACTACCCGCAGCAAGTTTGGCGAAATACGACAGATTTTCATCGTCAGTAGCACCGTCGCCTTCCATCGCGGCGAAATCATCGGCCGTAGGTGGTTTGCCACCAATCGTGTCCTCATCGTCAAGATCTGCCGGCGCCAAAGTACGTTGACGAGGAGCTGGGGCCGAACGCTGGCGAGGAGCGTCTTCGGTCTTGTTGTGGTCCTTCAATTGCTCGGGCGTCATTGCGTCGGTGATGTATTCTTCACCTAACACGTCAGCCAACTTGCGCTTGAGGTCTGCATACGACTTGTAGTTGGAGGGATCGAGGAATTGCTTCAACGAGTTCAACTGTTCGTAGATCGCCTTGAGGTCTTCGTCGGTTCCGGCAATCGGAGAGGGTGCTGCGAACTCCGATTTGTCGTAGTTGCGGTAACCTTCGAATTGACGGATCTTCAACTTGAAGTCGGCACCATCCCACATGTCGAATGGATTGACCGGCACTTCACCCGGGAACTGCGGATTCATCAAGTCGGCGCCCTTGTCAAAGATCTTCTTGCCGTATTTGAATAGGAACACCTTGCCTTCGTTGTCACGGTTACCAGGATCGTTGATGACCAAGATATTGGAGACGTAGTGAAGACGACGCTTGCGGAGTCGGGCGATTTCCTTGTCGGATTCGACACCCGAATTCCAGAGCAACGAGTTTTGTTCGCTGACTGGGTCGTCCTGTTCGAGCGAGGTCAGAGAGTTCTCAATGTACCAACGACCACCCGGACCTTTGAAGCCGTGGTCCCAGTATCGAACCCATGGAAGATCTTCACCTTCGGGGGCCGGGAGGAAGCGAATGATAGCGAATCCGTTACCCGCCTTGTCGACGGTTGGACTCCAAAAGCGATCATCGCTGTAGTTTGTTTTGCCGAGTTTCTCGGCTGCGGTTTGTAATGCGGCAATTGCGGCATTCCGATTCTTCTTTAATGCGTCGAATGACATCGTATTCTTGTTTGTTGTTTGTTGTTGTGTTTTCGTACTGAAAGGTTGTATGCCGGCGGTACGTCCGGTAGAGTTATTTATACGAAATCAACGTTTGCTTTCAGCAATTCGTCGTCGGTGTTCAGCAAAACATTCTGGGCATCTCCATGATCTAATGCCATTGTATGGGCGTCCATCCCCGATCGGTTCAATGTAATGACCGCCAATACTGTCCGCCTTTTTAGAGATGCATTTCTCATCGCCGGGGTCAAATGCCGGACCACTACACTTTTTCCAAACTTTCGATAACAGTTGGGGAATTTTCATATCAATAGTCACCGTCGCTGAGAATCCTAACATTGGGGACTCCCGACGTCCGATCCGCGAACGGGATCATGTTTTCCTCCAAGGCATCGCCGGGTAGGCCTTGTCCCTGAAGAGCGTTGTTCAAGTAATTCGCAGCTTCTGCTTTGTTCGCAGCATAAACGACGGCGGCAACCGGAACATCGTAATGTCCGGTGAAGTCAATGCAAGTGTAGTGTCTCATTGTGTTGTGTTGTGTTGTATTGTATCAAAAAATCATGAACGTGTAAAGGACTCAATGACGATCCACCGCATTTTGTCCACGTCGATCAATCGTTGAAGGAACGGACGATACTTCTTGATTCGTTCCAACGCCGTAGTGTTCAGGCCCAACGGATCTTGGACTATTTTGTTAGGCAATCGTTTAGAGAATCCGAGAAGCAAATCAAGACACGTCACCGCATTCAGGGAAAGATCGTTGTACATCAGCTTTCCAAGGATGAATGGCATCGGTTGAGCTTGTTGATCCTCGGCCACCATGAACAACGAATCAAAGGTCGTCGTCGGATAGGTGTCGCAGAAATCGCGCAACGACTTCATCTCCTTTGAGAACTCGTAAGTGAAGCCGTCAATCTTGCTTCGAAATGGATACAACGGCTCATCACTGAAATCGTTGATCCACGACCGACCGATGAGAAAGTTGGAGAGATAGTATACGATCAACTCGTCCTCTCGTGGATATTGACGAGCTAATCGTTCGAAGGTGTATTTCTGGTTGCTGCCATTGTAGGCACCGGGAGTACACGCTTTAAATCGAAAATTGTACTTGAAACAATCAAACGAGGATCCTTCCTTGAAGTGTATGGCCATCGTCTTGTAGATGCGCCAAGCATCAAAGGACGTCACTTGACTGTTGGGAAGCTTCACCATTTCAGTACAATTCGGTCGTAGTCTTTGGGATGATGTTGCGATCCATTGCCTCGACCGCCACCTTGTCCTTCAAAGCTCCGGTGACGAGTTTGGCAATGTCGGCGGGATCAATTCCTGTCTCATCACAAATGTGAATGATGGCTTCAACGTAGGTAAGATGATCGTTACGTACAAGATTCTCCACCTTTTCCGCAAGGGATGCTTTAGTGAATGCGGGTTGTATTGCGGATTTGATCAATGATATTGCGTGTTCGGTCATAGAGGTCTAGTTTCAATTACTCTTACAAAAAGCGTTTGCTCATTCGATCGACCATTCGCCGATCTTTTCTTTGTTGTGAGTTGATCAAGAATACCCGAAAGCTTTTTGGGAGTAGACCCCACAATTTGAAGTAGGATATCACTTGGTTTACGTAACGCCAACGAGTAAGAGTTCTTAGGACAAAAGCCTTTGATGCTTGATCCCTTGATCTCGAATCCCTTCGGACCCGAAGCTTGATAGAATGAAAGGGTTCGATATTTGGTGTTGAAGGTGTAGAGTTGATAGGAACTTGGGACGCGTTCGGGATTGATGGAAGTGAGTTCATATTCATTTGACGTAACTTGATATTTCAATCGAGAAATTTGTTTGGAAGCATCCTTGACTTTTTTGACCCGAGGTTTACGAAGTTGTTTCTTAGCATGTGCTAGTTTGATTACTTCATCAAGCATCGTACCAATTGCTTTAACCCGTGATTTGAGAGCGCCTTTGCCAAGATGAGAATAAGCCTCAACCGCATCTTGATCACTACGATCCAATGCCGATTGAAAATCTTTCATAAAGTCTTCAAGCCAATTTTTGATGATAACACATCCGGCGGCAGGAGTATTATTGTCACGAATCAAAGACACTAATGAGATAGGCTCAACGATGTTGTCATCGGTGATACACCACGAATCGACCATTTCATCGAGTTTTGATATCACCTCACGATTCACTTTATTCTGAAGAAAACGACGAGGATTGGCCTTGACTTTCACCGAATCTATGTTACCGGGAATGGATT